CTGAGATTGGCGAGAAAGCAGCGCAAGGAAAATATAGCGGTACTCCGGTGACGATATCTGTAAAGCAGATTGAAAATGGGTATGCTGTTTCTGCTGATGGGAAAGAAGTGGCATTCCTTGAATTTGGTGCTGGTTCCACGGTGAACACAGCAAACAGATATGCTGATGACATGCCGTTTGAAGTAAGGCAAGGTTCGTATTCGGATTCAAAAGGTCCTCCTGGAGAGTATGCGCAGACTGGATATAAGTTCTGGCATTTAGGCAAGACGTTGATGACTCATGTAGATCCACGGAACGGTATTCAGGCGGCTTATGATGCAATCATTCAAGATATGAAGAACTTAGCAGAGGTGGTGTTCAGTTAATGGAATATACGCACAATGCGATATACACCTTTGTTGAGAGTAAGGTGCTGAATGCATATCCAGACACTTATGTTGCATCTGTTTATGAACCGATTGTACCACATTTCCCTGTAGTCTTTATCAGAGAGATTGGGAATCAGCACAATTCCACTGCTGTCACGATGAGCGGTGTTCAGGGTGTCCGCACAAGCACTTATGAAGTACAAATTCAGAGTAATAGCAAAGATACTCCGTTGACGGAAGCATATTCATTGCTGAATGAAGTGACAGATGCCTTTGTTCAACTGTTCTATATTCTTGAGAGCGTTAACGTTCTGGAAGATGGTAGTAATGGCCTATTCAGACTGAGAGCATCGTTTAGAAGAGTGATAGGTAGTGCAGATCAGATGCCAAGCAATGCTTAAACTGTAAACTTAAAAGATTAACAATGATGAGAAAGGGTGATTTTTACGGCAGGCGAAATTTCCAGTGCAGGAATTGAAATAAAATATGCACCTGAAGCAACGGCAGGTGTTCGTCCTACTACCGGCTATAAAGGGAAGGCTACGAATGCGACCCTGAATATCGCTGATTATGTCACAGGCATTAGCGGACTTACTGCTGAGTATGAACAGTATGATGTCACTCCGCTTGCTGAGACACGCAGGCACAGGTTCGTTAAGGGCCTCCAGAATAATGATGGCAACCTGTCTCTGTCATGCAACATCAATCCAACATCCAGAACGGACTGGAATTCCATCGTAGCTGAGTATCAGGCACTCACTGGCGGTCTGGGAATGTGGTTTGAGTTTACGCTTCCTGGAGATACGCAGAGTGTGTTCTTCCGTGGTGAACCGTGCGAGATGGGATTCCCCGATGTGGAAGCTGCTTCTGCGGTGCAGGGTGCTGTACAGATTATTGAGAATCAGTATTCCGGTTGGGCAGCAAAATCAACTGCATAACGATTAATAATAACGTGCATTAACGAATTGAGCCAAAAGGGGCGGCAATGATCGCCGCTCCTTTTTTTCAAAATTATAACGTGATAACGAGTGAGGAGAAGAATCAATATGGCAATGAATAGCAAGCGGACATGCATTGAATTTGATTGCGATGATGGCATTCATTACAAGCTTGAACTTACGGCAAATTCCCTAAAGCTTGCAGAGAAGAAGGGAATCAATTTCCGTACAATTACGGATGCCCCTTTGTCTGCGAGACAGAAGATCTTCTGGATTGCTTGCCTGAAAAACCATCCAACTATGACTGAGAAGTACGCCACAAAGCTTTACGAAAGCTTGGCATTGTCTGCGGAAAATAAGGAAGTCGAGTATGACGAAGAGGGCAACGAAGTCAACGCCCTTGATGAAGTGCTGATTCAAATGTTGGATGAAGCATTCCGTGAGATTAACGGTAAGCAGGGAAACGTGAAGTGGAGTGTGACGTAACTGCCGAAAGCGGTTATGCTCCGATAGAAAAAGAATATTCGGCGAGTCCTACTCCTGTAGGCGATTGGTTAGATAAAGCGTGTGTGCAGTGGATGTCCATTGGAGTTCCGTATGATGAATTTTGGAATGGCGATTACACGCAGTTGAAATATTATGAAGACGTATATTCCTTGAAGATGAAACAGAAGAACTATGAAATGTGGCTACAAGGGATGTACTTCTACGATGCAATGAGTGTGTCATTATCGAGAGCATTTGACAAACATTCTCATGCGGAATATTCGACAGAACCGTACAGGATTATGCCAATGACTGAAATGGAGCAGGAAGCGGAAAAGCAGAAGAAGGTAAATGAATTCCGCAATCAATTAAATGCTTTGTGTAGGAAATTTGAACGTAAGCATAGTGCTGAGAAGCAAAATGTATCTGATAGAGGAAGTGTGGTGATATCAGATGGTAGTCGATAATCTTGAATTGCATATTAAAAGTACAGGTGAAGCAAGTGCTAAATCTGTTAATAATCTGTCTAAGTCATTGCAGAGTCTCCGCAAAAGTTCCTCTACTGCAACAAAGCATTTGAATACGTTCTTAGGATCGTTAAAAAGAATAGCGTTTTATCGTGTTCTGAGAACTATTATTAAAGAAATCGGGAAAGCGTTTGAGGAAGGTTTGAAAAACGCCTACGCTTTCTCTCAGACCATTAATGGTCAACTGGCTCAGACTATGGACAGAATCACATCCCTTGGCGAACAGATGAAGAATCAGCTTGGTTCTGCATTCGGTGAATTGTTGATGAACCTGGAGCCTATTATCGTGGCTATTGAGAATGTCATGATACGGATTGCTGATGCACTTTCAAGACTATTGGCAGTATTGGGCGGGCGGTCTACTTATAACAAGGCAATGGAAACCACAAAAAAGTTTGCTGATGCGTCAGCTTCTGGTGCAAAGGCGGCTAAAGAGTGGAAAAATCAATTGATGGGGTTTGATGAGATTAACCGACTGGAAGCACCTACGGATACTGGCGGTGGTGGCGGTTCTTCTACAGATTCCGGTATGGGCAACTGGGCAGAAGCACCGGCTCAGATGAAGTGGGCTGAAGAACTTCGCAAAGTCACATTAGACTGGTTAGCCAAGGTAAACTTTGAACCGCTGATAAATTCATGGGAAAGATTGAAAACGGCAGTTTCAGGATTCGTAGCTATTGTAGACAGAGCATTGTATTGGGCGTATGTCAACGTTCTTCTTCCGCTTGCACAATGGACAATTGAAAAAGGGCTTCCGACTACTATTAATCTTCTTGCAAGCGCATTTGAATTCTTAAATGCAGTGTTGGAAAAGTTAAAACCGATTTTTGAAACGTTGTGGAACAATGTCCTGTTGCCGTTCTTTACATGGGTCGGGGATCATTTTATCGGTGCATTGGAAAGTTTAACTTCCACATTTGAAAGCTTAACGCTGAAGATTCAGGAAGCAAACAGCTTTAAAGAATTTCTTCAGAGTTTAGATGGGAAAGAACAATTAGTTGTTTCAATAGCGACAGCAATTATGGCAGTAGTTGGTGGTATTCTTGCTCTCAAAACTGTTTTGTCGATTGTTAACTTAGCTACTACTGCGTTTTCGTTACTTACATCTCCAATCGGTTTAGCAACGATAGCAATCGCCGCATTGGTCTACGGTGGAATTGAATTGGTTAAGCATTGGGATGAAATCAAAGCAAAGGCAAAAGAACTTGGAGAAGCGATTAAGACTTGGATTCAGGATAAAATTACTGCTGCTGCTACTGCGGTACAGGAAAAATTAGAAAAAGTGAAGACCAATGTCAGCAACTTCTTCCATGATCTATGGGACTGGCTATACGCTGTTTTTACTCCGCTGAGATTGGTATTTGAGTTTTTAACAAGTGTATTTCAGCTGGTTATTCACGTTCTGTCCGGCATTAATGGCATTCTGAGTGCGCTTCCAGGCGTAGAGGCTATAGATGCTCATGCACAGCAGATTCAGGATGACGGTAGTATTTGGCTTCAAGGATTTGCTTCTGGTGGATTCCCCGATTCTGGTCAGTTATTCATGGCAAGAGAAGCAGGGCCAGAACTTGTTGGAACTATTGGCGGTAAAACGGCAGTAGTTAATAACAGTGAAATTATCAATGGTATATCCGGTGGTGTCCGTAATGCAAATGAAGACGTAGTTAATGCAATCTATGCATCAGCATCT